TCAGGAGTACCGGATAAACTAAGATTTTCAAGTCTAATCCACGATATTTGTGGTATAGATTTTTTAATTTTTGCATATAGTTTTTGTTCCGGCTTCATGTTATTTTTAAAGTAACATGTGTATTTAGTTTAGTAGTCTTTCTGTAGCTTATCGGGTAAAATAAGTGAGGAAGGCTTTTGAGTTTTCAATACCAGTCTATGACTGTAATGTCCAGGAAAACCTAAAATAGGTTGAACATTTTCATGCACTTCCATTCTTCTAATATCATGTAGTTTACCATTAATCTCTACAAACAACACAGCATTTTTTATAGCTTCAGACCCTTCAGTGAATGAGCTTAAAAATTCTTGTAAGTCTTTAACTTTCATTTTTACGTCTTAACTTGTCTGTTAATTGCTCTATTACTTTTTTATAACCTTGTAAAAAATTTTTATCTTTTATGTTTTCTGCTTGTAAAGTTTGTAATTCAAGTCTTAACTCTCCATTAAGAACTCTATGAGTTTCATTAATACTTTCTAAATCTTTAACTCTAGTCTTAAGATTAGTAATAATTTCCTCTAAATCTTGTGAACCTTTATCTGTCATTTATTTCCTTTCATTATTGACAATATAGGATAGTTACCTTAAATTGTCAACATGGGAGTTCCTAAAAGATTAACAGAAATGCAACAACGATTCGCTGAGTTTTTAGTATTTGGAAACGAAAGCGGACCAATGACTCAAGGCGAAGCAGCTATTGCTGCTGGCTATAGTCCTAAACGTGCAAGACAAGAGGGATCAGAGTTATGCAATCCAAAATTGTCCCCGCTTGTAGTTAAATACATAGGTCAACTCAAAGAAGAACGTCTTAAAAAACATGAAGTAACTTACGAAGGACACGTAGCAGAACTTGCAAGACTTAGAGAAGCTGCGTTGAAGAAAGGATCTTTCTCTTCTGCTGTAAATGCTGAAGCGAATAGAGGCAAGGCAGCAGGACTATACATAGACAGAAAAATAATAAAAACTGGGAAACTAGAAGACATGTCAGAACAAGAATTAGAAGCAAAAATGAAACAAATTTTAGACGATTACGGACAACTAATTGATGTGACACCTAATGAATCTTCGTTATCTTCTTCACGCAAGAAGTTGGAAAAACCGATCTCTCCGAAAAGTGAATAGAACCATCGGCTTCTACATCATAACCAGCAAATATTTTTACAGTTTCACTATCTTTACTAAATAACCAACCTTCACTTACAGGTGTAGCTAATTTCATATCGTTAAATTCTCTAACTGTACCCCAGCCTCCTTCAGTTATGATATCGATCCAATCAATACGCACACGTTTATATGGAAACGGGACTTGTTGCTTAACAGTTTTAGGTTTAGTGTAACTATTTATTCTTCTAGATTTTTTGGACATAAACTCTTATAGCACGTTTATATAAGGGATCTAGAAAGTTTTAAACAACTGAGACAAAACCAAAACCTTTCGCGGAAGGCCATTCTGTATATACCCA